GAGGCAATAGAACGTCTTTCGGGCTCTACTGTCATCCACCAAAACTTTTGAGAACAGTAATAGTATTCAATAGTCTTCGTCTTCATCTTCCTCTTCTTCGTCCGCCACATACTCTTTAAGAGCACGTTTTAGAGTAGTATCAGTGCTACCAAACTCTTTAAGTTCTTGGTCACCCAACATATCAACCATGACACTCATTAAGTTGTCGGCTGCTTCTTGGCGGTCTTTAGCGGGTATATACTGTTTCATAATGGTATATAATTCACCGAGTACATCAACATCTATGGTCATTGTTCGATTTCCTCTGTTGGTTGTTCTGCTTCTTTTTTATGCGGATTTGCTGTAAAATCTGCCATTACCTTGTCAAGTGCTAAATCATCGTTACGATCCCAACCCTTTCGGAACTTTTTAATGATTTCACCTGTGGACAATGTGTACACCAGGCTGTTGCCTTCTTTTTTGAGTAAACCTTTGCCTTCAAACAAGTCCACTAGTCCCGAATAAGGGTTCATACCTTCCTCGTAAGGGATCTTAACCTGCACTGATTCAAAAGGTTTGGCATAGCGTGTTTTCATAATCTTACAAGCGGCACGGATACCTTTTACTTCTGAAATCTTGTTACCGTCTTCGTCTTCTTTAAGCTTTAACTTACGCATTGCCACTACAATTGAACTTGCATAGATAAAACCTTGACCGCCTGAGATCTTGTCATCGGGATCAAACATGTCTTGACTGGCATAGGTGTGTGCAGTGGTCACTAGGCCAATGTTCAAACTACCAAACATGTTTACGCAGTTACGAACCAGTGCAGCCAAGGCCTTGGGCTTACGGCCCATGTCACCTTTCATGTCACCAGCCTCAAATTGATTGACATCTGTGGGGGTGAGTAACATGCCCAAACTGTCAACTACAAACAACACCTTGGGACGTTCTAGTTCCGGTAATGTTTTATATTCTTTAACAAACTCTGAAATCATTTTACCTACATCATCGATCATAGCCATATTTAGTTTAAGTAACTTGTCTTCGCTGGTGTCTACATCTAGTGCATGTAGCCATTTTTCATCCAGAGCATTTTCGCTGTCAACTAATATAACATAAATGCCTTGCTTCTGTGCATTGGCGACCAAGTTGCCCGAGCAAATAAAACTTTTTCCTGCACCGGATTCGCCGGCAAACACAGTGACCTTGCCCAAAGGAACACCTCGGTTAAAGTCTCCCGAGATCAAATAGTTTAATGCATAATTATTTGTTGAGATCCAGTCTGTGGGATCTGTAAATCCCACACTGATTCCGTCGATACTCTTGGTAATGCTTTTTCTAAATTTACTTACATCAAACGGACGATTTGCCATTTTATTTCCTTTTTAAATATGATTGTCTTCCTGCATTGTACTGCTATTTTTGAAAAACGTCAACTACTACATTTCTTTTTATTAATTCTATAAAATCTTCTTGGTGCTCGGCCTTTGGTGCACAAAAGCCACAATAGCATACTTTCTTTTTACATTTGATTACAGGCATTGTTTCAGTTTTGAACTGGTTACGTAATGTATCCATAATTTTTTTAGTATCGTTTACATTGCCTAATGGTTCTACTTGTCCAGTGGTACTCATACGGCAATCTTTATTTGTAAACACTGCACCGTCGAGCTGTCTTACATACAGAAAAAACCAATTTACACTGCAACTCCACCCTTCAAATCCCTGCCGTGGAACAAAACTTACGTTAGATTTTAAATCTCCATTAAGGCTTAATTTTCTACCACCGCAACAGGCACGACCTTCATCTATGCTTTGTACTTTTTCTGTTTGACCAACTTGGTCTAATATTTTTGTATAATCAACTTGGTAGTTTGCCGGTACCTGAGCGATCCAAAAAGTTTTTAATTTATTAAATTGTTGGTGCGTATAAGGATCGTATATAGCAACTGGCACATCAAAAGGTTTTGGAACATATCTAATTTTGTGTTGCTTACAAAACTCAATAATTGTTTCAGCATCTGTAAACAATTCTGTATTGGTATGCATCATAACTACACATTTAAAACGTTTATTATGTTGCTTGAGATATAACACATTGTCTCGGTATTGTTGTTTTTGTTTGGGTAAGTTTTCCGTATGGTAGCTCACTGTGAACTCGTCTACTAAGGGAACTATGCGTTCCCATTGATTCTTACCAACTATGCCATTGGTGGTGCAAGTAATGGTTAAATACCAACTGTCTTGGTACTGTGTGTATCTACTGCGACATTGCTGTAGTATTTCCACAATGTCAGGATGGAACAGACTTTCTCCGCCATAGACATTTAACACTACTTTACGTTGCGAGGGTTTTTTATACTGCATGTATTGATCCACGTACTCATACATGAAGTCAATGGTTTTCAAACATTCCTCCACGGGCGGATGCTGGGTAGTGTTGTCGTGTCCACCATCAATACCTGTGCTACAATAACTGCAATTTAAATTACATAATTTAGTTAATTCCCAGTCCAGTAGAAAGCTGGGAACATTGGCGGGGTCGAGAGCAAAACCAATTGAATTTATGTTCATTATTGTATAGTTATCGTGTTATTTTGTTGTTGCAAATTTCTATAAAAAAGTTCTCTAATGTTGGTTAATTCCTGTTCATAGTTGGAAAAATTAGCCAAGTTCAATCGACTGCCTGCGGGCACAACGTTGTTGTGTTTGCAAAAATCTAAATATTCAACCGGAGCAGTTCCTGTTGTTGGTCTAGACACACTGATTTTTATCTCCGACCCAATTTGTGCATAATCGTTGGTGTCTGCACTGTGGAAATCATTGTCAAAATTCTTCCACTTGTCATAAGTGGTTCTTCCCTGTTGAGAAAACAGTATAGATACGTGACTGTGATTGAAATTTAATATGTCAACACCAAACGGATTAGGCGTTTCCCAATACTGTGTTCCCCAATATTCAAATTGAAAATCCAACTCAATTGCATGTAACAGTTTATTAATTTGGTTCCATGCATCAAAATATTGTGTATCGATCGATGCCAATACTGTTGGTAAACTGGGCAGGCGTTGCACTGTTGATACCCAGGTTCTATGCAGGCAATTTAACACTGCTTGATCAAATAAATTTGCAGTGACAAATTCATCAAACTCTGAAATTTTAAATTTTGATTTTAATAACGAATTTACTAGAACAATATTATTCAATAAATCATCGCGACAATTTACATTCAACTTGGTATGCTGTAGTGCAAGATTGCTGTTGAAAGATTGTGTCCAATAGTCCGCAAACTCTACATTACAAGCATCTAATAATAGTTCGTCGCCACTCTGAAGCCAAATTAATTTCATATGTGATAAAAAGTAGACAGGACCGGGTCCTGCCTACAATCAAATATTACTGCTTTTGACGATTGCGAATCTGTGCCAAAATGTCTTGAGCACTTTGCGGTTTAGCTGGTGTTGCTTGCACAGGAGCAGTGGGAGCCGGTGCATCATCTTCGTCGGCATCAAACGGACTGGCTGTTGCAACAACAGACTTTGCCGCTGGTGCACTTTCGTCAACTGCCGGTACAGCACCACCTTTGACCTCTAAACCATAGGGCTTGTAGTATGCACCCCAACGTTCTGCATCATATGGCTCACCGTTGACCGAAGCTTCAAACATTTCTTTCATGACCTTGAGTTCAACATCGCTGGGCTTCTTGGGTAAAAAGTCTGCCAAGTTATACAAGCCGTGAGCGTCAATTGCTGCTTGCTCGTCTGCTGTGAGTGCCGTTTCTTTACGTGCCCATGTTGATGTGTTGTAGTCAGCATAGCCACCTTTTGAAGTTTTCTTGATGTTGAAGTCAAGTCCACCTGTGTAGTCAGTTGGCAAGTTTTCCATTTCTGGATCCATCAATGCATTTTTAATCAAGTTAAAAATTTGTGGGCTGATGACGAATCTACGTATAGGATTGGCAGGAGTCTTGTCATCACTGAGTGGGTTTTCTTTTACAAAACCTTGAAACAGGTAACTGCGTTTTTTCCAATACTTGCGACCCATTTCTTCCAAGTTGGGATCTTTGAACCAACCACGTACTTCTGCCAAGATTGGACAGTTTTCGCCTGTGCCGTACATTTCCACACAGGGAACCTGTACCACAATGGGCTTTGAATCTGTGTGGCCTTTTACGCCGGCAAATGGCAATTTGATCATGGCACGTTCAACCCAAAAGAATGAATTGCCGGTGTTGCCATCGGGTAAAAATCTTAGTCTTGCTGTGGTGTTTTCTGGAATGTTCCAGTGTGCGTAGATGGCATTGTCACTGCCTCCACTTGATGATTCGCCGCTTTTGCGACCTTCAGTTGATTGTAATTTTGCTCTAATTTCTGCTAAAGTCATGGCCATAATGTTTTCTCCTTTAAGATGGTCTTTGTGTGTTGCATGCCTAGATATATTCTAGCACTCCGCTAGTATATAACATGTATATTTATGATGTCAAAGAAAAAGGCACAAATAATTGTGCCTTTTGGTGAAACAAACAATTATATCTTGTGCTTTTTTTTAATATGGGGCTGGCTTGCCCTGTTTGATGGCGGCCTTGTTTGCAATATATTTGTCTAAGTCGTCTGGACCAGTGGATGGTTTGTAATTTTTCCTAAAATTTGCATCGCTTTTTATATCATCAGTTAAAACTCTTAACAAAACCAAACCTATAACCAATGTAACCAAACCAATTCCGGTGCTTATGCCACCCGCACCAGCTATGGCCATTGCACCGCCGCCGATGGTTGATCCTATACCGGTTAAACCAGTCAATATTCTAGATTTAATATCGCTGCCCAAAAGTACCATTTCACTTACGGGCTGTGCACCAGCAACAGGTTGGCTACCATTGGATTGAATTGCCTGTTGCACGTCTTGTTGAGTAATACCCAATGCTTGAACTAATTTCATGGCATTTTCTTTAGTAGGGGTCAAGTCGCCACCGGTGGCTTGCTGTGCTATGCTGGCAATTTTTTGTAAATCCTCAGGTGAAAGTAATTTTTGTATAGCTTTTGAAAAAGCTGATTTTATTGTGTCCATTACACCCTCATCCAACTGTTCTGGTTGTTCGGCTTCAGTGATCAAATCTGCGTATCGTCTAAAAAATTTTGGATCCATGGTACATATTCCTTGTTGTCGTTAATATATTTATTTCTTTATTTCTTCAATCCTGCCAGACTTCGTAAAAAGTCCAAAGGATCTGTGTCCTCATTGGCTGTGTTGACCGCTGGACTGGGTTCTGCTGTGCCCACTGAACCATATTGTTGATTCTGTGCCGCTGTGTCGGCCTGCTGTTGTGCCACTGCCTGATCTTGTGCCGCCAGTGGTGCGGTATCTTGTGTGTAATTTTGTGTGTACTTTTCTGCCAGGTCTGCGAATCCATGATCCATTAACCATTCCATTACATCCGGCTTACAGTCAGCATCCGGCCCTTCCTCTGCGGCACGGGCTGAGATTCTATCGTACAACTCATCATCACCTATGATGTCGTACAGTTGTCCAATGGCATCATCACCGTTGTCGCCTGCACGTAGCACAGGTCGACTCATTAAGCTGTCCAGTTCTCTAACTTCTACATCATCGTCAGGAGCAGCCCAAGTGCCTTCAGCAACGCCTGTGGCCCATGACTCAAATTCTTCTGACATGGGTGTTGATTCAGCCTGATGTCGGCGCCACGCACGATACACATATGGTAGTGCTTCATCAAATCTGTCATTGTAGACTTTTCTAGCAAAACGTTCGCGGAGGCTGGCCACATCAATGTCTTCTTCAATGTCTTCTTCGGGTGTGTATGTTTCTTGAAAGTAATTGTAAGCACGTTCGCTGGCCAAATGACGCA